GATCACCGCAAAGGCTGGAGCTTTTTCTTCAGCAAACCTTGGCACTGTGGTTGGGAACTCGACCAACATTATTGCCATCGAGGTCAATGAAGAGGCGTCTGACGACGCACTGGAAGAGCACCGATACTTCTTGAACACGCAAGTTGCAGCAACAACAGAAGACAATCCCGCCGTTACGTTTGATCTTGAGAGCCAGATATTCTTAGGGTCCGACGCAGGGTTTGCGGACAGCGGCAACGACTTTGCCGGCAGCATTGGTGATGTCGTGGTGCTTGACTTTCTGCCCAGCGAATCTCAACGCAAACGGTTGGAAGGCTGGGTTGCTCACACCTACGGGACAGTGGGACGCACCGGCATTCTCCCCGCAGATCACGAGTATCGAAACGACAGGCCGATAGCACAGTTCATTTCAAACAAGTTCAGCGACGGTCTTTCGCAGATGCTTCAAGGTGACATCAACGACGGGCTGAACACCTCACTTACTTTCAATTAGGAAGCAACATGGCTAAGAAGAAAAAAGCAAAGAAAGACAAGCTGGAAATCAAAAAGTCCAAGTCAAAGTCCAAAACCGTGGCCAAGGGTCGTGGTCGTTCTGCGTCTAAAGCAGCAGTCTCCTTTGGCAGCCAAAAGACCAAAAGCCCAACCAAGTCCAAGTCCAGGAGCACTGGCTCAATCATCAGTCTTCCCGGCGGCGGAGGCGGTCGCGGCGGTCGCGGCGGCAGGGGTGGCGGTTGATGAAAACAGTGAACCCCGAGTTCAACTTGACTAACGTCCAAGAAGAGATCCACAACTGGGTGGTGAACTATCTTGACGTGCCAAGTGACTACTACAGCGGCAACAAGCCCTGCCCGTTCGCCAAGAAAGCTTGGCTGAGTGGTCAGTGCAAAGTTCTGCTTGGTGGGGACTTGGAAGTGCTTGACATTCTTGACACCTGGGATGACGAGTACGAGCTGGTAATTGTCGCTGTCTCTGAACACGAGACAGAGGGCCTTGAGGATTGGTGCAAGCAGGTCAACAAAGAGCTTCTTGAAGAGGAGCTGGACCTTGTGCTAATGCCCTTTATCGCAGGTGACGAAGACCCTGATGACCCGGACCTCGAGCCGGACCATTGGGGCAAGCTGTTGGATGAGGCGTACTCACTGGTGTTTATCCAGCGTCTCACTGTTGTCAATCGAATATCAGAACTGTTAGAGGCCACAGGCTATTACGACAAGCTGGGGCCTGAATTTATGTCGTACGTCAAAGAAAGACGAGGTTTGTAATGCGTGGACGCAAGAAAGCAATGGGTAAGAAAACTGGTGCTAAGAAGGCTGGAGCCAAGAAGTTTGGCAACACCGCTTTTGGCAAGAAGATCCTGTCCAAGAAGAAGAAGAAGTAAAAAGGGGTATCAGCAATGGGACCCATCAAAAAGAAAAAAAAGAAGAAGTCAAGTCTTGCCAGTCGAATTGTAAAGACGGCGGGTAAAGCTCTGGGACCTGGTCTTGGCGCGGCAGCGGGCGCGGCAGCGGGTAAAGCCTTGGCTGCGAAACGTAAAAAGAAAACCAAAAAGAAGACTGTTCGTGGCATCATGGCCCCAAACAAGAAGAAGAAGAAGTAATGGCCAAGAAGAAGGCTAAGAAGAAATCCGGGCCAAAGCCCAGTAACCCATCGCTGTACAGCCGGGTGAAGGCGGAGGCCAAGCGTAAGTTTGATGTGTACCCATCTGCGTATGCAAATGCGTGGTTGGTTCGCACCTACAAGAAGCGTGGCGGCGGATACAAATGAGTTGTCCTGAGTGTCAGAAGCGACAGGCTGAAGAACAGAAGCAGCTCTCCGATTGCGAGAGTCGCTGCAAAGAGATCAGCGCCAAGAACCAGCGTCTCACGTTGGCTCTTACTGTCGTTTCTACGCTCGTTGGCAAAGAGTCATTGGACTTTGCCTTGGGCCTCTCAACAACAATTGGCTCCGTCGCAGCAGCTACAGGTGTCGGAATGCCGGATAGCGTCGTCGGGTCTGAGGTCGTGGACCAGGACGGGAGTCTTGACCCCAAGGCCGAGGCCGGCGATGTTGAAGTTGAAGAACTCGAACGCGCATTCCCAACAGATGTCGTCTCTGGTCATGAGTATGTCAAGTATTTTCCTGACGCTGTAGGTAGCTACTTGCCCGATGCCGCCATTCTGCTCACCGATCCCAATCAAAGCCTCTTCCAGGCCATCGAGCAAAATGACCTCCTCGTCGATCCAGTCTTTGTCTTCGAGAATAGTGGTCAAAAGATGCTCCTCTGGGATTGGGGTTTTGGGGGAGATGAGTATACGACGATCCCTGAAGCAGGGGTCTTGCCACTTCTCACGATTAGCTGTTTATTCAATAAACGAAAGAGGTCGTAATGGCGTATCAAGGCGGATTGCGTAAGTGGTTCAAAGAGGACTGGCGGGACATCAAGACCGGCAAGAAGTGTGGTCGTTCAGGCAAAGAGAAGGGCAAGCGTCCTTACCCCGCCTGCCGGCCAGCCAAGGTCGCCAAACGAATGACAGCGGCAGAGAAGCGTTCTGCTGCCGCCCGTAAGACTGGGCCCTCCAGGGTCGAGTATGCCGTGACCGCTAGTGGTCGCCGAAGGAAGAAGAAATGATGGAAACTCTTGACGCATGGGCTACACCAGCCTCCATCTTGATCGGCATCATCTTCGGTGCGGCCCAGGTGAAAGCTGCTATTGAATCTCTACGCCATGCCGTGGATCGTTTGGACCAAGCAGTTAGACTGCTTGAAACACGAACCCAAAGTGTCGAACAGCGTATTGCTCGCCTGGAAGGAAAGACAGAGAAATGACCCGTTACTGGTGGACATTGCTCGTTCTTGGATGCCAGACCACTGGTGGTGGCGGCTTGGGTTTTACTTTGCCCCAACTGGGGCCGAGCCCCGAGGCGGTCATCGACCCGGCGATAGCAGCTCTGGAACCCTTCCGTTGGGCGGGGGGATTGTGCTTGATGAGTGGGGCGGTCCTGCTCTTTATCAGCCGGGGGGTCAAGGGGTGGATTCCCCTTCTGACTGGTATTGGACTTATTGTCCTGAATGTATTGCTTGCGGAAGCCTTGACCTATCTGTGGACCCTGGTGCTGATCATCGGGACAGTTGGGGTGGCAACGCTGGTATTTGGAATCAATCTAAAGGATCTCAAACTATGCCGTATTCGTTCTCTGATGTTCTTGCCTCCGTGCTCGTCGTGTCCGGGGCCTTCCTCGCCGGGGTGTGGGTTGGCCGACCCGTCCTCGAGTGGCTCAAAGCCAAAATCCTAAAGGAACTTGACTGATGCCAGTAACCATCCAACTACGACGAGATACTCAAGCAAACTTTGCAGCCTCTAACAACACCCTGGTGTTGGCTGCGGGCGAGGTGGCGCTTGTCACCGACGAGCGATATGCCGTCGTAGGGGATGGTACGTCTGACTTTGCGACCCTTTCGACTGAGCAAAAGCGGTTCTACTACAACAACGACCGTGGTCGGACGCTCGGTGGATTCGGTGACGAGGTCCAGCTCACGGTGAAGGGGCACGCCTCGCAATCTGCTAATAACCCTATCTTCTTGGTGAAGGACTCTAGCGACAACGAGATTTATAAGGTCAGCGCTGGTGCTGCTACGGCACTTGAAGTTACCGCAAGAAATATGACGTCAGGTGTTACCTTCCTGATCCGACAGCAACTTAGCTCAACTGCTGGTGTCTCTTTTGCGACCAGGCGTACAGGGGCTGACACCGATGCAGATGTCTTTGCCGTCACAAAGTCTGGTCGGTTGATCGTAAAGCCAGACGCAGACTTGACAACCAAGGTTGAGACCGGAACTTCTATGGTCGTCAAGGGTTCAGGTGCTAATAACACTGGTATCTTTGAGGTGCAATCAAACACGGGAACAGTTTTGTTCCGGATCAAAGACTTGGTGCAAGCAGATGGCTCTGCAACAGACGGCTTTTCGTTCTTACGGGGCGGTCTTCAAGTTGGGGACACAACACAACTTTGCACATTCAAAAACTCTGCTACACCTAATTCGTTTGCCAGCGAAACTGGAACGCACAGCGAGCAACCGTACTACGCATTGAAAGGATTCGGCTCAGGCGCTTCAACCATCGGACAATTGATTTTGACGGCTGGTTCAAGCGCATCGACAGCTTTTATCCAGTGTCGTAGGGTCGGCAGCGTGTCGGACCGGTTCCGGGTTATGGCTGACGGTACGGTTGAGTGCGGTTCACTTCGTTCAAGTAGCACTGTTTCTGCCACCGATTTCCAGCTTACAGGCAACGCACGAAACACAGGCAGTATTAGCTCTACATCCACGGGTATCCCATCCAACCAGGTCATGACTCGAGAAGAGATCATGAACTACATCGAAGCAATGTTCGATGAGGCTGTTGCAATCAACACAACTAACGGTGCTTCTTTCACCGTGCCAGCTAGCCCAGGAGGCGAGCAATACTTTGTGTTTCTTCTTGAGTTCTTCCCTGGGTCTCAAGGCATAGCAGGGGCACAAATCAACACACGAGCAGTTGGGGTCTTCAACGCCGGCACATTTTTCTCACCTAGTTCAGGATTTGTAGATATGGCAGGCTTCCACATGAGGTTTACCCCCTAATGCCGCAAGCTACCGGAACAATTCAGTTTAGACGTGGCGGATACAACGTCAACACAGTCGGTGTAAAAGTGCCTGCTGAAGGGGAACCAGTCATTTTGGTTGATCACCGCATGGTCATTGGCCAGGACCGGGGGGGTTCTCTTTCAACTCTTCAGCAAGCTTTGGCAGACAATAGGGCTTTTGCCTATCACAACGGTGAGGCCCATCAGTTTGGCGGTGCAACCAACCGTGTGCAGCTGGAAGTAAAATCGCACCCCACTCAGACGCAGAATACACCAACGGTCAACATTACCGCCCAAATCAATGGCGCTACATCAAACCAGGTCTCTATTTACCCAGACCGAGGCCACTCTACAATTCAGGACGGTGTGTTGAACCCAACTGACACCGCTATGCGTGTAAGGTCAGGGGCTCCGTCTTCTACGACGATGAAGGCGTTTGAAATCCAAAGAGGAGACACCACGGTATTTAGCGTGTCAAACTCTGGATGCGTGACAGTGTCCCCCACAGACGAAGGGGGCAGTGGTAGCCCGTCCGTGGTTGTAAAAGGTTCTGGTCACGCAAGTCAAACCAACGCTTTTACTGTTGTGCAGCATGATAGTGACATGATGATGAAGGTCACCAACACGCAAAATGCTTCAGCAAATACAAAGATTGTTTGCAAAGAACTGATTATTGCTGGTCGAGATCCAAACGATCCAAATGATCTTTCAAGC